GAATCTCACCAGATATTAGGAGTTATAACAACGCATAATGGCTTTTGCATCGGGTAAATATGCTTACGGTATCTGCGACATAACAGGTTTTCGCTATAAGCTAAAGGATATGCGAAAAACCTGGGATGGCTTACTTGTTGGCCCAGATCAATTCGATCCAAAACACCCTCAACTAATGCCAAGACCGGTCCCGCAAGATCCACAGGCTTTAAGAAATGCAAGACCAGAGGAAAAAGATGACAACAATTTTTTTGTTGTTTACACTAACGTTGGTGACGGTAAGTTAGGCAATGAGCTTACTACCTTTGGTTTAACATCGGGTGTGGGTTCTGTTACGGTAACAACAACATGAGTTTTACATTAGGAACATTGAAAACAGCTGTCCAGGACTATTTACAAGTTTCTGAGTCAACGTTTACGACACAGCTACCTACTTTTATTACTGAGGCCGAAGATCGTATATTTAGCCTGGTTCAACTACCCAAGCAAAGAAAAAATGTGCAAGGCACTTTAACATCAAGTAATAGATTTTTAGCAACACCCACAGACTTTTATGCACCATTTAGTTTGGCTATTATTAGCTCAGACACATACGATTATTTAGATTTTAAACATTCGTCATTTATCAAAGAATATTCACCCACTACAACTACAACGGGTAAACCAAAATATTACTCTTTGTTTGACGACACAGCTTTCGAGGTTGCACCTGTACCGGACAGTAATTATACGGTAGAGTTGCATTATTTACATAAACCAGCATCTTTAACGAGCGGTAGTGACAGCGGCACAACATTCTTGTCTACGGATTTCCCAGACGCATTGTTGTATGGCACGTTAGTAGAAGGGGCGATTTTTCTAAAAGAGCCACTTGATGTCGTTACCCAGTTTGAGGGGCGTTTCAAGGAGGCGGTAGCGAGGATGAAAAATCTTTCCGAAGGTAGAGGTACCAGAGACGAATACAGATATGATCTATTACGCACCGGCGTAAGTTAGTGACAATATTTGAAGAATCAAGCAAACAACAACCAGAAGAACATTTAAAAGGTAAAAACATAGCTATAGTTGGCTTAGGAATTAGCCAAGTAGATTTTGCTATTGGTTTACAAAACGGTAGAACCTGGGACGAAGTGTGGTGCATAAATTCAGCAGGGGCCACTTATCCATGTCACAAAATATTTATGCTGGATCCAGCAAGCAGGTTCTTCGATTCGGATGATGCAGGCAAACAAACCAACGTCATGCAAAGACTTTTATCAAAAACTAACACACCTGTTTTTACATGTGAGCTTGACGAAAGACTAAAAAACCCTGTTTTATTTCCTGTTAAAGAAGTTTGCGATTTTGCAAAATGCGCTTATCTAAATAATACCGTGGCTTATTCTATCGCTTACGCATTATGGAGCCAGGTTGGCAGAATAGATCTGTTTGGTATAGATTTTTCTTATAAAGAAAATATGCACTTTGCGGAGGCGGGCCGTGCATGCGTTGAATTTTGGATTAGCAAGTGTATGGAAAATGATATCTTAGTCGGTATCAGTGGACGATCCACCGTATTAGATTCAAACGTCCCGGCAACTGAAAAACTTTATGGTTTTCATAGATTAGAAAAACCATTGGTTGCAATACCACATGAGGGTGAGTTTATAATAGGCCCTTATGATGAGATTAACGAAGAGCTTGAACAGTACGGTCTTAAAATCAATGAAGATGTTGCACCACCGGAGCCCTACAAAGGATGAGTGTTGAAAGTCCTTTTGAAATGGGTAGTATTTCTGTTCACTCAACAGAAAACGAAGGCCACTCACCCGAGTTTTGGGCCGCACAAGCTACGAAGAAAATTTGTGACTATTCTAATGAGGCACCGGACCACATAAAACAACAGGCTCACGCTTTTCAAAAACAAGTTTATACTGTAATCTTACATAGTATAAAAAATGCAATTAAGTCCAAGAACACGACTTATGCAAATATGTTAATTAAACAAGGCCACAGTGACATGGCCGATATATTAAAGGAGCTTTGAATGGCTATTACATCGGCAATATGCACAAGTTTCAAACAGGAGCTTTTGGTTGGAACACATAACTTTACTGCAAGTAGTGGTAATTCTTTTAAATTAGCGCTTTATACCTCATCCGCTACTTTGGGTGCTGGTACTACTGCGTTCACAACTACTGGTCAAGCAAGTGGAACTAACTACACCTCTGGTGGATCTGCTTTAACAAATGTAACCCCGGTTGCGTCTGGAACCACGGCGGTTTGTGATTTTGCTGATTTAACTTTTAGTAACGCTACTGTAACTGCGAGAGGTTGTTTAATTTATAACGACACCAACTCTGACAAAGCTGTATGTGCTATAGACTTTGGTGGAGACAAGACAAGCACCGCGGGTGATTTTACAATTGTATTCCCGAGTGCAACAGCTACGGGTGCTATTATTAGATTGGCTTAATTCTATTCTCTCAATGGTAGAATTTGTTTATGCCACTAACAAAAGTTAATTTCAGACCTGGAATCAATAAAGAGGAAACCGATTACTCAAATGAAGGTGGTTGGGTTGACGGTAATTTTATACGGTTCAGAAAAGGTCGTGTCGAAAAAATAGGAGGTTGGCAAAAGTATTCCGATAATGAAATTATTGGATCTCCGAGAGCTTTGCACGCATGGACGGCACTTGACGGCTCTCAATATCTAGGTATCGGCACAACCAATAAGTATTACATCGAAAATGGTGATGTATATTATGACGTTACTCCAATACGAAGATCCTCCACAAATTCTACAACATTTGCCGCTACAAACGGATCTTCAACAATAACCGTAACTGAAACAGGTCACGGAGCAGTCAATGGTGATTTTGTAACTTTCTCAAGCGCGGTTTCTTTGGGTGGCAACATAACAGCAACCGTATTAAATCAAGAATATCAAATAAGTTTAGTAACTGGCACCAATACTTACGAAATTACAGCAAAAGATACGACAGGTGCTACAGTCACAGCAAATTCAAGTGACTCGGGTAACGGAGGATCAGCAACAGACGCAGTCTATCAAATAAATTCTGGGCTTGATGTATTTGTACCAAGCACAGGTTGGGGTGTTAGCACATGGGGCGCTGGAGGTTGGGGAGCCGCAACAGCGTTGAGTGACACAAACCAGTTAAGACAATGGACACACGATAATTTTGGCGAAAATCTAATTATTAACCCAAGAAACGGAGGTATCTACAGGTGGGTTGAAGGCGATGGTCTTTCTACTAGAGCGGTAGAACTTTCTACCGTAAGTGGGGCCAATAAAGTACCAACAAAAGCTCTGCAAGTAATAACTTCCGAAACTGACAGACATTTGATTGTTTTAGGAGCCGATCCATTGAGTGGCGGATCAAGAACAGGATCTATAGATCCTATGTTAATTGCTTTTTCCGACCAAGAAAATGAACTAGAGTTTGAACCCTTGAATACAAATACAGCAGGATCTTTGCGTCTCTCCAGCGGTTCATCAATAATTGGTGGCATAAAATCAAGACAAGAGGTTTTAATTTGGACAGATACTTCCTTATACAGCATGTCTTTTATTGGCCCACCACTTACTTTTGCGATTAATTTAATTAATGAGGGTGCCGGACTAATAGGACCGAAAGCGTTTGCAAATGCACCAAACGGTGTTTTTTTTATGTCAAAAAACGCTTTTTACTTCTATAACGGTTCAATAAAAAAACTTAATTGTAGCGTCCAGGATTATGTTTTTTCAGATCTTGACGTTGACCAGTCGTTTAAGTGTTTTACAGGTTTGAATGAAGAGTTTTCAGAGATTTGGTTTTTTTACCCTAGTATTACCGATAATACCGACGAAATATCTAGGTATGTTATATATAACTACGAAGAGGACTCCTGGAGTATTGGATCTTTAGAAAGATATGCTTGGCTAGCTCCTGGTATTAATGAAAAACCATTGGCCGCAGGAGAGTCATCCTCTGAAAAATATTTGTTTCAACATGAAACCGGTTCGGATGATGACACCAGTTCTATGGATGGTGTGTTTGTAGAATCCGCAGACATTGACATTACAGACGGCGATAGCTTTGTGTTTTTGAAGAAAATTATACCCGATATACTTTTTCAAAATGATGTAGGCACAAGTCCAGATCCAGCGATTAATGTCGTTGTAAAAAGAAGAGATTTTAACAATCAAACTTTAACAACCGACTCAACCACACAAATAAAAAATTCATCTACGTTTTCAAGTTTAAGAACACGAACTCGGCAGTTTGTCTTACGTTTTGAATCAGACGACGACAATACAGAACCAGATCGCAAAAATTTTAAATGGAGATTGGGTAATACCCGAGTAGATATACAGCAATCTGGGCGTAGGTAATGGGTAAATTACTACAGACAAGACTGCCACAAGCACAAGGAGCGGAAGTTTCAATTGATACATTCAATAGGCTTGTTAGAATACTAGAGTTAAACCTGGCCTCGGAGGATCCAGATGTTACTAGGAGCTACACAAATACAGAGCTTAGCGAATTGCAATTCGCTACCGGCTCTATTATATTTAACAGTACGACAGAGGTTCATCAAGGCTTTGATGGCACTAACTTTAGGAATCTCTACGAGCACCAGACATACCCTACCGGGGTGTCTGCAACAGCGAGTATAGGAGCTGTAACAGTAACGATAGGATAGATATGGCATTAGCAGAATCATTAGAAAAAGTTTTCAAACTACCAACAGGATCTATTGCACAAGCGATGACCCCAAGACCAGTAACTAGAACTATGGATAGACTAGACACTACATTACAGCCTAGATCTATAGATATGGGAGGCCCCGTGCCTCAAGGTCAAATGACTAATCAAGAAACCAACATGATTGACCCTGGTGTAAGTCCTGTTGAGGCTTTACAAGAAAGCCTACAAACATCCACAGATCCCGAAGAAAGGGAGGGTCTAATGGCGATGAT